GTGAATACCAGCAGTACGACACACGGCATGATGACACTTGATAGCATCAACTTTGGTGCTGCTGTTGAAAGAAGTCTCACCACTATGAACGTGGAAGACTTCAGCATTCACAGTGCCGTTGAGAGCAGACCAGAACTCATCACACAGTTGGTTTGCCAGCAGAATACGTGGGGCAACCACAACGATGGTCTGAGGGGTCTCAGCAGCAAGCAGACGGCGCTCAGTGTCCTTGATCATCACAAGGGTCTTGCCGCCGCCTGTAGGCACGATCACCTGACCGTGAGTGTTGTTCTCAAGAGCAGCAAGAGCACGCTGCTGGTGAGGACGAAGGGTGAGCATCGGGCGTCTTGCTGAGTACCTTGTTATTATAGCAGAAAACCGCCCCCTAGGGGGCGGTTAGGACAGTTCATGAACTGGTCAACGATCGACCCTAATCAGTTCAGTTTCTTCACCAATAACTTGGGGATAGATGTAGCTGATATCAAAAAGTCGATATGAAGCACCAACCTTCAAACGTTCTTGAAATGCTTCTTCAAACCAATCGTTGTACTGATCAATGATCTTCAAACCAGACTCACGAACCGCTTCTGCTTCTTCGGCAGGAGTATCTTTCAAGTAACCAACACCAACAATTTCGGAAGTCTTCGAGGTACACTTTGCTTCAAGTGCGTCAATGACAGCTCGCTTGAGATAAGTCTTGTTACCACTGACGTTGACAGGGACAACACGAACTCGGTTCGTATATGCTTGAGACACTCGCTGAACAACAGTCTTGGGATCTACAGATTCCATAGTTTTGGAAGCACGGTTAGATTTCAGGACATCTTGAGCGATATTCGTCACGATCTCCTGAGAGAAAGAGTGGGGGATGTAGTTGATCCAGTCAACACATTGACCCTGAGTAGGAGTCTCTTCCTGAAGAGCAACCCAACAACTAAGGCGCTTCCTGAAATCTTCTCGGGTAGCAGCCTTGCTAGGAGGATGATCGTTGGCACCGAGACCAATCTCATCCCAGACATCATTCCAGGTAAAACCTTCCTTCGGTTCAACAACGTTGAACACCCAGTATTCCATACCCAAAGAAAGGATTGCCTCAAAACGAGTGAATCCATCATAGAGGCTGTCGTTGGTTCCTAGAAAAGGAGGTTGAGCATCAAGAAGAACACCCTTGATCTTGATAGAGTTAGCAAGGTTCTGAACGTTCTCTCGGTTGGTCCCCAGTTCACGGGCGAGGTTGATTACCTGTCCGTTTTCGTTGGTACGAATCACATCAGACAGAGCAACTTGCTCACGACCAACACACACAAAAGTCCGACCTTCGGGAAGAGGAAGGGACTCAAACCAATCCACATCGGGGCAAGAAGCAGACGTGGAGAGTTTACGATACGTAGACATAATTTACTTAGCGAATTTACTTAGTGGTCAGTTGTCGCTGTCGCTTGACTGACTTAGGTAATATAGCACTAAAAAGGGGGTCTGTCAACCCCCTGTGCCACTTATTCAAGTGGTTGTGGTGTCGGTTCTCTCAGTCCATTGTGTCCGTCGTTACCACGAACATATAAACCATTAGAATAAATTACATACTGTACAAAATAATCTGGATCACCATCTCTTGATCCTGGGAAATTATCTCTACAGAACTCCCAAGCATTCTCTTCTGTATCAAATTCAACAAATATGAATTCATTATACAGCATTTTATCAAAGATTTCAGGTGCTTCTGACTGTAGATTCAAATAATATGCTGAGTAAATAGCATTTGCTTTTGTAGCATCATCAACACCATCAGGACCAGTAGTTCTAATTAAAACCATGGTTGATTGTGTTGCTGCCGTGTAATGAATCATCCAGTCTTTAAAATTTCTGGTTGTTAAGTATCCTGCTGCCGACATATTAAACTCCTAAATTCAAATTATCGATAACGGCACCAGTGAGACCGTCATTAATTCTATACTGTTCGACTTTATCCCAGATAGTTTTTGCTACTGGAATACCATCAGATAGTCTTGCTTTCTCGCTTAGTGCTGCTTGCTTGATACTACCAACTAAAATTTCTGTAGCATATGTTCCTGTACCTTCAATTGTGAAAGCAAAATGTTCAGGGGCAGAAAGATATTCAGTTGTATGCTCTGGATCAATTTTGTGATATTTAAATGGATCAATGGGCCACCTAAACTCTTCATCATAAATTAAGAAATCCAGAACATCTTCAAAATCATTTGGACCTTTAACATTTTCACGAATCCATTGTCTGTAAATAGTCCATAATGCCAATTCACCTTCAAAAGATTCTGTAGCATCAGGAAGTTGTGTCCAATCAGAACTTCTTAACAGCAATTTAATCTTGTTTTGCTTATCTTCATCAATAACAGCAAGATATTCTGTTGCTGTGGCAACATCCAAGATTGCTTTCGATCTAATAACTTCATCATCAATTTGCTGAACCTGTAAAGCAGCTTTCATAATGTTAAACAATTCAGTCACTTGACCAAGATCAAGATCTTTATACTCATATCTTTGCCATTTGGACTGTTTGGTATTAAAATCAAACTTTAGTTTTTCTTTTTCTAAAAGATACTCGCCATCTTCAAAAATAGAAAAACTAACAATTCTATCATTATCATTAGACCATTCATCTGGCATATGATTGTGTAAGTTGCTGTTAACAGTATCACTCAATTTGCTAGCAACATAGACATATTCACCAGATTGTTTAGTTCTTACAACCATGAGACGATGTAGGGCATCCCACTCTAGGATAGGCTTACGCTCTTCAGGTGGTAAGATTCTCTCAAATTGAAAATCGTCAGGATTGAATGCCATTTCTACTCTACATTTATAACTATTTAGAATGCTTTAATCAACCACTTGACCCATGTATATGGTGTTACAAGTGGAACATCTGTCTGTGGATCTAGTGATGGAGTTGGTACTAACTGCTTACTTTGTGATAATGTGAAAGTTCCAGGTAAAACTTGAATACCAACACCCAAAGCAGTAAAGGTAACGTCAACACTACTATTAACACCACCAGCAAAACTATTTAAAGCAGTACTTGCTGTTCCACCAGTTTCGTTATTGCCATATCCATAAACATTATCAACAGAACTAGGATCTGTTAAAGAAACATAATGGGTGTGTTTTAATTTTTGTGATGGGCTATAAGATTTAACGGTTACATCTTTTCTAGGAATATCTAAAGATGTAACAAATTTGAGGGCATCACCTTCACCGCCAGCAGTTCCACTATTTCCTGGGAATGGTTGATTAGCAAGATCAATATAATCATCAACCTCATTGTAATTAGTTCCACCAGCTTTCATGTTATCTTGAGTGACAGTAACAGAACCATAAGAACCCATAGTTTGTGTTCCTTCATAACCTGGGTTTGTGCCTGCTCCCCACTCACTAGTGCTACCATTCCACCATGCTGGTGTTCTGGATCCACAATACTGTGATTGTGGCAAGTTATTGCTATCTAAGGTGTAATTGTCGGTATGATAACCCCATAGGTTGAAGGCAATCGTTGTACTAGAACTGAATGTAGCAGCACTAGAAGATCCAATATTATTAGTACCAACAGCAACTGACTGACTATATCCGCCTTGACCACCCCAGTTAATTCTACCTTTAAATGATCCTGGGTCTGCTTTACCAGTAATTAAATCGTGGAAATGTAGTGGTACATCATATACTTTTTCCTCTTTCAAACTCACTGGACAGACAGCAGATCCAATAGTAGTAAATTCAATCGTGCCTTGTACATCACTATATCCACTAGTAGTTACAGTAGCAATACCAAAAAAGTCAGAAGATTGTGCTGGTTGACCTGTTGCTGGTTGATCAACTTGATCAATTTCACCAACACTAGGATCACCAAGATCATTAACAAACCAATAACCACCAAATGATCCTGGTTCAGCATTACCAGGAGCTCCAGATTGCTTTGTTCTGTTATATTCTGGTGTCAATCCTGGTGATGCTAGCTGACTACCATCAATAACACCAGTTCCCTTGAGATATCTGTTTCTCATGTCAGGTAATCTGAAATAAGTAACAGAACCCACAACCTTGGCGCCATAAGTATACTCAAGAACAGAATAGAGAGCGGGATAATCATTTGGATCTAGATATTCTCCATTACAGTACATAAAACCATGGAATCTGGAGTTGAGTTTGCCATCCAAAACACCCCAGTTGTCACTTTGAGTAGCATCTTGGAACACAGGCATCATGCTACCAACAGGCATACCATCTAACTTAGTGCTATACCTAACCTGAGAAGATCCAACATACTTAACTGGAGTAATCGAACTGTACCATTGACCATAAATTGGATCTTGTACATCTGCTGGTGTCTGTACACTGAAGGATGTATTGAATGATCCAACGTAAATCTGACCAACTCTAGTAAATCCTTGAATAGGAGATGATAACAATCTTACTTTAATTGTTGTTCCATTTGATACAGTGGCGGGAGCACTAATTGGATAAGCGTTCCATGAAGCGCCGTTATTGAATGAAACTTCGAGTCCATTCGAAGCAAACATTGCTACAGAAACGCCGTTGGCCAATCCACTGATTGTGATGTTTTCAGCAGATTCTGTATATACACCACCAGCACTAGCAATTTGTGGTGTAAAAGCAAATGGAGTTGGATCTGTACCAAATTGTCCTGCTGTCAAAACATTCCAAGTTGTTTCGTAGTATCCAGCAGTAGATCCAGACAAACCTGTTTTTGTGTTAAATACTCTAGTTTCACCAACATTTCCAGAAGTGGTATAGACCAATGCCACTGTATCAAAGTTTTCTAAAGTTGTTTGTGTAACTCCAGGAGCAAGTAAAATATTATTCTTTTTAATTTGTGGCAATTGTCCCAAAGGATCAAAATCTCCAGCACCAGACTCAACAATAAAATCCACAACAGTATCAATACCTTGAATTAGAACTGTGTTGCTTTCATATTCTGCCAGTAAATCTGCCCCAGTTACCGTAATCCAAGTAAACCCATTTGGTGTGCTATCTGATTCAACACCTGTTGAGACATTCCATTCAATACTATCACCAGTACCAACTGTAATCTGTGTAGTTACTGTACTAATAGTAGATGATGTTGAATAAGTAGAAGGTGACGTGATTCTAATTCTCAGTGTTTGACCATTTTCAATTTGAGGATTGGATGTTCCAGAAACCCAAGCGCCACCATTAATTTGGACTTCAGCACCATTAGTAGCAGTCACATCGACTGGTACAGTAATGCCAGAAATAGTTACTGTTTCACTATACACTAGTGTACTTGGATTAACGCCAGTAACATCAGTGAAGAAGAACGGAGCTGGATCTGTATCTGGTGGAGCTCCTGTATTGATATTCCAGTTGGCAGGAATATTTCCTACCGTAACATTGACAGTGTACGTGTTATTATAAACACTACCAACCGTCGCTCTTAACTGTACATATTCATTATTAGAAACTGTACTTGCTCCCCATGGTCCACAAGTTCCTGCCGTAGGACCACTACAAACTCTAGCAGTGGAAGTAAAACCAGGAGAAGACAATTGAATAGGAACAGAACCTGTAATACCAGTAATTTGTACAATATTAGATTCTGCGTTGCTGTTGATTTGTGCTCCATCAACTTCACTAAAACTATATGGGTTTGGACTAATATCCTGCTGTGGGAATTCAATATAAACAGCACCAGCAGAACGTCCAGGCGCTCCTAATCCAGATGGATTAGCAGAAGATAATGGAGTAACATAGGTAGAATTATAATACACACCACCACCACTGCCGCCAGTAGCATCTAAGTCACTCGTTTGAATTACACCACCATCAGGATCTAATTTTTGAGTTAATAGAACACCAGCGGATCCATCATATCCACCACCTCCACCACCAGGACCAGCACCTTCTCCAGTAGCATTAGGAGCATTATCTCCAGGCAGATTTAAATTAATAGTTGAGGTAGATAATGGTCCATATCCAAGGTGGTTGCCATAAGCATTAGCTGCTGGAATTGTAGTATCGCCGCCAGCACCAGATCCACCGCCGCCGCCACCTGCCATAGCGATAAGAACGTTGTTTGATAATGTAATGGCAGCGGCGCCGCCACCACCTCCACCACCACCAGACTTATCACTAGGACCAGAATTACCACCATTACCACCATAGCAATATCCAAATCCACCAGCGCCTCCGCCGCTGCCTTGAACATAATTTTGTCCGTCAAGACCATGATCAGGAGCATAAACCCTAATTTTATAATCTGGTTCTCCACCAGCATTTAATGGAAATGCTGATACTGGAATAGATACAGTTCCTCTAAAAATATTGCCATTTCCTCCAGGACCACCTTCTGAATTAGGAGCATCATCTCCACCTTTACCGCCACCAGCTCCAACTAATGTTAGATAGAAGAATGTAGATCCAAAAGCAGGAATGTCATATTCAATGTAATTTGATTGATTGTCTCCCTGCCAAGATGCTTCAACAAAATCTCCTTCATTGTTAAATTGACCTGTATAAATTCTAAATGTATCAGATATTGTACCAATTTGATAAGTTAATTGTTGTACAGCGCCAGATGTTACTGAAGCATTTTGTCTTACAAATAAAGTTGTGTCAGTTGGTTGTATTGTTACTGTACTGCCCCAGTTAACACCATCTCTACTGAGAGTTCCAACACCATTGGTAATGGTAGCAGTTGTAGTTACGTCAAGACCATCAATCGCTACAGAAGCAATATGTTCTTGACCAGGGTTTGACAAATATACTGGATCAGCATGGAAAGTATATGGTGTATTTCTTGCTGGTCTAGTCGTCAACGTCATTGTTGCTGTCTTGTCAGCATACGTTGGCGAAGAAGGTCCGTTAGTTGGGTTTCCAACAGAAGGATTACCGCTGGGAGGACCCTGTAATCTTACTGATGCTGTGGCAGCAGCACCATATGTTGTGCTAGCATTTCTCTTCAAATTAAGAGTGTCGCCATTCTGTACAGATATTTGCTGTACCCAAGCACCAGTATTATTTTTTCTAATTTCTCCACCAGTTCCATCAATGATGGCATTAATTTTTACTGTCTGACCATTTAAGGTAGCAACTTTATTTTGAATATTACTGATAGATTCGCTAGTACCACTATATGGAGATGCTAGGTCACCATATGATCCAGAAGTATATTCAGTTCCAAGTCCACTGATAGGCATATCAGTAAAGTACATAAACCCTGCTTCTGCCAGAGTGTTATCATCTGTAGTAGAAACAGTAATTTTTTGGTACTCTTGAATAGTAAACTGAGCATTAACAGCGGCAGGATTAGTTGATGGTGTTGGTACAGTTATCAAATCGCCCGCTAGATAACCATAACCAGGGTCGGCAATGAATACACCAGTAGCAAAATTATCGGTAGATCCTACCATTTGCTTGACTTTCATTCCACTACCACTTCCACCAGTAGTGCTATATGTTTGACCATAAACAAATCCAGATCCAGTAACAAATCCTGCTTCACTAGCATTTGTTTTCACATTATATGTAAAAATAGGAGCAGCAGTAATAGTATTGGGATATCTGTCTACTTCAGTCCAGATTTGCCAATCATCTGTTACGTTACCATTTGATTGTACAACCTGATAATTTCCATATGTATTGTTGCCGCCATATGTTCCAGAATTATTATTTTCATATCCCCCAGCTAAGGTATCACCATTAACGGCAAATATTGCTAGAGTTCCATCAGATTTGTCTGTGTAATTCGGTCCATTTACAATTCTGGTATTTACTACATCATTTAATACTAATCCAGTTAATGATTGAACCCAACTTCCAGTTCCATTTTTTCTAATAGTAATATCACCTGTAGCCGTTGCTCTTAAAACAGCATCACCATCAATATTATTGATATTAATATTTTGAGTATAATAACTTACACCACCGTCAGCAGGAATCTTAGCGTCAACTCTATCAGTAAATTGATAGGATGGAATTGTAGTGTCTTGTGCTCTGGTTGTAATTGACCACGTTCTGCTAAATGACGCTGCTGGTTGACCAATGTTGGTTCCCCAGGTTTCATCAGAAACTGTAAAAGTAACAGTAGTTGCTGTAGTATACCAGTTTGGCGTAGTAACTCTCAACTGAATCTTATCGCCAGGTTGTAATCCACCCGTACCATTTACATAGTTAGCAGTGATACTTGTTCTCCAAGAATCAAAAGCACCGTTTCTATAAATTCTAAACTGTGCTGTAGTATTGGCAGTATTATTATTCTTAGGGCCGTTAGATACTGCCGAGATTGTAGCAGGAATTGGTACTTCGATATCAGAAATATCAATTACTTGAGAATAATATGTAGTATTCCTCTGGAAAGTTGTAGTACCACCAGTACTAGTGGTTCCATTGAATGCTCCAGTAAATCCAGACTGGTTTGTAAAAGCAAATGTATTTGGTGTTGCATCAGGAATTTTTGTACCAAATGTGATGCCATCAGGATCCGATCCAGTACCAATTTTTACGTTAACTGTGACAGTTTCATTCCAATAATCTGGAGTAACGTATCTAACTTGGATATTATCCCCGTTGCTTACATATACGGGAGTTGATGAGAATGGCATCGATTACCCTATCACACTACACTATTCCTTAGTGTTATTTAGGTCCGATTGTCTGACATTAATCCATGGACCATTATTGATTCTGACCTGAATGGGTTTGTCAGCAGTAATCTCAACTTTTTCATTAGAATCAATTTCTGGAGAGAAAATATTTGACCTGTAAAAAGGATCTTTATCAGGATGTAAATTATAAGTTACTGGAAATTTTTCGTTCATAATGTACTCCAATAATGAGAAGAAATCGACTGAACTAAAGCATCTTCGGAAGACAAATCATCTCCCTCAACGAAAAACTGAGTTAAGAAATCAGTTGCCACCAACTCCTCGTCCTCATATGTTTTCACACACTTAGTTACTCCAATTTGTTTCATAAGTGGTCTAATTTCAATAGAATCTACAATGATCTCTCTAGTAACAGTCATGGCGTTTTATTATTATTTAGATCTGTCTTACATATTTCCATCCAGTACCATTGACATTCACTTGTAATCCACCATCACTGCTTTTTATTTCAACTGGTATTTGTACATCATTTACACCAACTTGACCTGTAGTCAAATATTGGGTAGGAGTATTTGTAATGGTATCAATATCTTCAAACGGGTATTGGTTCGCTACATCACCAATATCAAAATCTTCGGCAATCCTTGGTGCTTTGGTTATAACATTAACATTAAAAAATGATGGACCTACAGTGACACCCACAGTTTTTGTATTAGTTTTTCCATAAATTCCAGTAGATCCAGAATAATCAGTGTTATAAGCCAACGTATTTGTTCTCATCTTCAGTGTTTGACCATTATAAACTGTTAATGGATTGGAAAACTGACCGCCTGTGCTAAAAGTAGTACCAGAAGATGATGTAGAAACAGAAATGGGAATATCAATTCCACTAATTGTACCCAATGTTAGATCAGTTTGAGTAGATGGGTTTAGATTATTAAAACTGGTATTCCAAGAGTTAGTTAAAGTGTTGTCGTTCTTAGAATATACAGTAATCTGAGCAGTAGTACAAACACTATTAAAACATGCTGTTAACGTATATGTTCTAGATGCTGGACTGGTGCCATCGGCATTAGATTGAGGAAGATTTGTTATATTTAAACTGTTTTGTCCTGTTACGGTATAAGTTTCGCCAGCAGAACTAGTCACTGTTAAACTGTTAGCGTCAGCAACGTTCCATTGGAGTGTCGTACTGTATAAGGGAATGCCAGTGAGACTATATTGTTGTACAGGATTGGCACTAAAAGAAAAAATTTCTGGATAAACACTAGTATATGTAACTCTAACATATCCACCACCACCATTTTCACCTTGAGAGAATATAGATGCTACGGCGCCGCTAGAATAATATCTACTACCAGCGCCACCACCACCACCGCCACCGTTTTGAAAATCACATCCACCACCACCGCCGCCAGCACCTCCAGCGCCGCCTCCGCCGCCGCCACCACCAGCGCCATCGCCACAACTAGCGCCATTACCATCGCCACCACCACTTACGCCAAATCCTCCACCGCCTCCCCAACCGCCAGCGGTGCCGCCGTTCGACCCACTAACCTCCCATGCTCCACCGCCGCCGCCGCCTCCACCGCCAGCACAAATAATCCATCCGTAAATATTACAATAGACGCCAGATCCACCGCCGCCGCCTCCACCAGATCCAGAACATCCAGTAGCAGATCCACCACCGCCACCAGAAATATCACCAGAACTTCTACCAGTTCCCCTACCAAAACATCCAGGACCACCTTGTCCACCGCCACCAGGACGACATTGTAGTGTTCTAGCAACATAATTTTGTAGAGTAAATGCTCCATATCTACCGTTTCCACCACTACCGCCGTTGCCGCCAGAGTCTCCCCCACCATTGCCACCACGACCACCAGCAGCATAAACACGTACATTATATGCTGTGTTTGGAACAGTTACATTAAAGTTGCCGCCCCGATTTCCACTATCGTAATTAGTTAGCGCCATCTTCTGCTTCTGACAACAGTGTGAGTAAGTATGCTTGGTATTCTTCTCTAATTTGTTTAATAAAGTCCTCTGGCGTAATTCCAGTTTCTAATACATACTCTTCAACTACAGCATCAATATACTCAGTTAAAGTATTATCACCTCTTTTAGCAAAATAATCAGCAAACGCCATATTGAATGGAGTTGCAGCCAGGAAAACTTTTTGTAATTTATGAATATTCAAATTTTTATTTGGGTACATCATTTTTATTAGTATTTAGATCGATCTAACATTTTGCCAAGTGCCACCGTTCTTTCTAACCTGAACGTTAGCATTATCAGTTTTAATTTCAACAGGAATTTCAACATCGTTGACAGATATTTGTCCTGTAGTCAAGTATTGTGTTGGAGTGTTGGTAATCAAATCAATATCTTCATATGGATATTGATTTTGAACGTTGCCAATATCAAAAACCTCTTGGATTCTTGGGGCATCAGTTTTTAATTGGAATGTGAAAGAATATGTACCGACAGTAATGCTAATATTTTTTATGTTTTCCTTACCATACACAGCAGTAGAACTAACACCAGTGATATCTGTATTATATGCTAATGTCGTAGATCTTAGTCTCAAAATATCTCCATTGTAGATAGTAATTGGATTACCATAAGATCCACCATTTCTACTAAAAGTCACACCAGAATCACTACTAGTCAATGTGGTTGGAGCATCGATTCCAGCAATACCATTTACAAAAATTGGAGAGTATTGAGTATTTGGTTCTCCAGTAAATGAAGTAGTCCAAGTATTCGTCGAAGAAGGTGTTGTGTCATTATAAACATTTACCTGCTTAGTTAATGTAAGTGTGGCACCACTGACAGAAGTAGCATATACTCTTAAATAAACAGTATCTGGAGACACAGAACCAACAACCGATTGCTGACCATGATTCCATTGCCCAGACCAACCTGTTCCTGTGGCAATAGTTGTCCACCCAGATGATCCGTTTTGAGAATATGCTAGATAAGCAGATGTACAATCAGTTGTTCCATAGTTAATACTAAGCGTACTAGCGTTTGTTGTGTGAATATTACCACTATTAGTTCCATTTGTGGATGATATTGTTAGATTATTAATTTGTGGGTTATACCTATTCCAGCTAATAGAAGCATATCCCTGTCCACCATTAGTGCTGTTATTTCCTAAGAATGTTGTATATGAAGAAGAATATCTAGATCCTCCACCACCTCCACCGCCGCCAGGATATGATAAATCTTGTCCACTGCCACCGCCGCCGCCGCCATTACTACCAGCACCACCACCACCGCCTCCAGCGCCATCTCCACCTTTATCGCCGCCTGTGCCGCCATTTCCAGAAGGAACAGTCCCAGAAACAGCAGACCAACCACCGCCTGCTCCACCGCCAGGAGCTGTACCAGAGTTGTGAGATCCTCCACCACCACCGCCACCTCCAGCGGCGACAATAACATAACCCCCAGCATGACTATCATAAACAGCAGTGGCGCCACCACCACCTCCACCACTACCAGACCACCCATTACATCCAGCATAACCACCCCTACCACCACTCAATCCTGGGCCAGGGTTTGGTCCAGGACTCCCAGATCCCCCTCCACAATTTACACTAGCGCCATTACCACCAACACCACCAACGTAAAAATTTAAGTTTCTCGTTTTAAATCCAACCAGACTAAATTGACCTGTTCTTCCAGATCCAGCACCGCCGCCTGGTCCACCAGCGTCTAATCCACCTGAACCGCCTCTAGCACCATAAAGGGTAATTACAATATCTCCATCGTTATCGGTAAGACTAACAGGTTGTCCAGTAGGACCAGACCAAGCATTAGAAAAAGGTGTTGGCATTATATACTCCTAGTATTTTTCCATCCAGTACCATTAACATTTATCTGAGTATTTCCATCATTTGTTTTAAATTCTACAGGTATTTCGATGTCATTCATACTTATAGATCCCGTAGCTAAGTATTGTGTTGGGGTTAATGTAGTAACATCAATTTTTTCATATGGCAGTTTATCTTTTACATTCCCATAATCAAATATTTCGGCAACCTTTGGCGCTCTTGTAGTAAATGTCACATTGAAAGAAGATGTTCCGACAGTAACAGATATTGTTTTACTATTAGTATATCCATATGTTCCAGAAGCTGGCATTGTAGTATTAAAAGGCATACTAAATGCTGTCAAGTAAACGGTTTCGCCACTATTATAATATGTTTTACTAAGGCTACCACCAGAAGCGGTGGAATATGCTCCTCGATCTATACACTGTAGTGTTCCTAGAGGAACAGTGTATGAAGTATTTTGATCTAAATTGGTAAAAGAAGTGCTCCAACTATTGCTAGGACTATCATCACTGTATAAATTAAATGTTTTAGTATCACTAACACAATATGGTCCATTACATGCTGTTAAAGTCCAAGATTTTGTAGCAGGGGAAGGTCCACCACAAGCATTCGAAGAGATGTTTGGACACCTAACTTCAGATCCTGATCCACCCTTACCAACTCCATTAATAGTAACTGAAGTTGCTCCATTTGTATTCCAGGTAAGGGTAGTACAACTAGATCCTCCTCCTGCCCCATATGTTGTAGTAGGATTAATAGTTAAATCAGCTGATACTGTAATACTATAACTCTGCTGATTGACACTAACAATTTCAAACAAAGCATTAGTGTCATCACCATCATTATCAATAAATTTAATACTTTGATTATTAACCGTTGCTGGATTTAACTGACCATTGGTACTAATTGAATAGTTACCTGGCGTCATAATCCAATCTTTGACATCATTACCATTGCTACCAGGACTATTAAATGTTCTACCATCAATAGTAAGACTACCAATAGCATCACCAGCAATATTTGGATTGTCACTCCAAGACAATTTAAATTTTACTCTAGCACTTCCAGTACCAGTTACTTCTGCTCTAAAATTGTTGCCGCCTCCATCAAATTTAACATTTATATTTGAGTTTACGGTCCATGTTTGTGCTGGCATGTTAAATCTTGATTAAGTATTCTACTAAAATATATGGTGGTGTTGCCTCGTCTAATTTATATAGATTTTCTGTAGTAACATTAACAGTAGAAGACAATCCAAGTGGATCAATTTCAACCTGATCAAAACCAAATCTCAAATTATTATTGGCAGCAATAGTCTGTGAATTTGGGAAATTAATAAAGTGACTGTGCCCAACAACAGCAGCAGAATCAGTTGGGGCATTGATAAATGTAAGTTCGTTCGATCCTTCATTTTGACCATCATTACCACCCTGAGAAATACCAGTAGTAGTGTTGACAGCAAAAGAATCTGTCCACTTACCTAGGTATGTAAAGACACCAACTTCAGAATCATGACCATGAGCTTGGAATTCTTGCTCTGATAAAAATGCTTGTAATGTTTTACCATCCGAAGTTGTGGTGCCGAATGATGGATTGCCGACAAATTCAATAGAAGATTGAGCAACAACAGTAAAGTTGCCTGTGTATGTAATCGTCTCTGTATCACCAACCAAAGATATCACATTAACTTCAGCGCCGACTCTATATGCTCCAGTTAATGATCCAGCAGATGAATTAGTAATTTTATCATTTAGATATGTTCCTGAAGCATTGCCGCCAGCAATATATTTTGACCCAAGATCAGGTAATTGAAACTCATCAAAGGCAAGTTCTACATCAGATCTTTTAAATTTACTATCATCACCAGTACCAAGAACCTGAGCTAAAACTGGATATGTTTGTGCTTTAAGAATAGAACCATCACACCTCAAATAACCAGCGGGCAAATAATCTTTCCAGTCTCCAGTAACACCATCATTAACTGCTGGCATCTTAACAGTGTATGGAATGATGGTTCCTGTAATACCACCATATCTTCCCTTTTCGTTAGTGTAATATACCGTCATCTTAGTATGCCCTGATTAAATTTGTAACGGATAGAGATGGTACTCTAGTTGTAAATGTAATTTGTAATGCCCCAGGAAGTTGACCAGGAATAATATTTGGTTGTACCTGAACATTAATCTGTTGAGGAACATCCATATTAGAACCATCATACTTAACAGTAAAGGTTCCATCGTGATCATGAGCATTAATTTTATCTTGTACTCCACCACCTGTTGGTGTGTTTACTGTAAAACTAATACCAGCATGATTAAACAACGTTTTTGTATATCCATGAGTATTATCAGAACCTCCAGTGCCAGGGTCCCAGTTAGGCATTTTAACAGTTGTACTAGAGTCTGAGAAAGGAATCTTATACCCAGGTAAAATTCTACCAGTATTCTTAAGTGCTGTCATGTTAGTATCACCACTAACAGAAGTAGCACCAGCTTTATCTCTTAAGTTCCAGTGTGATCCAGAACCAGCAAACCAAGATTTAGCAATACCATGTCCAGTAGCAGTTGTAGCAAATGGTCTATGCTCATTAATTGGTCTGCTACCACCAACACTACCAATAGCATATCTACCAACACCAGTATCAAAAGGACCAGCATCCCACTGACTGATTGTATTTGATGGAGAGTTTCCGACGTAAAATCCAGTGTTAGGGTTAGATGAACACGATAATGATGTTGGTTTGGGACAGGGAACTGTTAAAGAAAAGTAACCACTAGGACATGGGTGAATTCTATCATAGTATTCCACAACATTGACATCTGGAGAGTTCCAGATACAAACACCACGACCAGGAGCTTCACCAGCATCACCAACGTTGATACTTTCGTATGTCCCTTCATGGAAGTGTTGAGGAAAGTGTAGTCTTCCTAGTTTTCTTGGAACAACAAAAACTTCTTCAATAGAAAATCCTTCAATTAATGTCTGTCCTGTAATAGTTCCTTCAAAATACGAAGAACCAATTTGTGTAATTGTAATCGTAATGTCATTTGCTGGAGAGGTTCCACCCTCAGCAGAAAAATTAGTTCCAGAAATTTTTATAACATCACTAACAGCATAACCAGATCCTTTAACTTTTGGAGCAATATCATATGTACCATCATCATTAATAACGACCGTAAAGGTAGCACCAATACCAGTAACAGCAGCACCTGTTTGAGAGTTTGTGCCAGCAACCGTAGGAATATTTTGTTTAACAACAGCAGTAGTTACTGATGGTGCTGTTCCTGTGAATGTTAGATTAGCAATAGTTCCCTGGGGATCGGGAACGTAAGCAAAATTAATATCTGTTTTGGCATTGATAACGTTTGGTGGACCAAGGTCTCCTGGTTCGAATCCAAGGGCACTGGTTCCAATATAATTTTGAACAACAGCGAGAGCGTCAGAATTGTCAATAGGACTTGGAATTGTTCCACTAAGAGAATTATATGCTCCAAAATATGCTGTGGAAATGTCCGCTAATGCTTTGTCATTTGTAGGCGGCAATCGAATAGTTCCTGTGTAATTAGGAAAATCTCCATCAAAATCAGTGCCACCATATGTGTCTCGAATAATTCGAGCAAGCAATGGATAATCTCCTGCTTCAACTTCGGCAAAATTACATAACAACCATCCTTTTGGAATTTGAGATAGGGGTCCTCCCCATGGTTGTACTGAACCAATGGGGAGAGCTCTTTGAGTTTTGACTACGTTATATCCTGCCATGTTAGATTTCTACCAACCACCATCCTTGAGTTGTTGCTGGAGCACCAGTAGAAGTTTGATCATAGTTTTGAGATCCAAGGTAAATCAAACCAAGACCAGCGTGTGGTGTTTGTACAACTAATTCACCACCATTATAATTTATGCTCTGTAGATTAGGAATGTTAGCGTTAGTATTATCTCCTTGTACAGAGGTTCCATTAGGTGCTCTAAATCTTAGAGAAATATCATAAGTTAGGTTTCCACCGACATCAACAACTCGAATCATATCGCCAGTTACGGGATTTGATGGTAGTTTGATTGTCATATCAGCAGATGGAGAAACAAAGTAGTTAACGTTAGAGACAGCATCTACAGTATCTTCACCAGCACCAACAAAGACCCACTTTCTAGCACCAGTTGGAGTAAAGAATCCTTCTTGTCCAGCGAAGTTCATCGAACCATCGCTTTCAACTTCAAAGAGTTCTTCTGGTTGCTTAACCTTGAGGAATGTTAGATCAATAGAACCATTATTTTGTGTTCCAGATGTATGTGTTGGTGCTACAGTGCCAGATGTACCAGATCCACCAGCAGCAACAACTGTGTAGATATTTGATCCATAGAATACCGTAACTCCGTTGTTGTATAGAGTGCTTGCTTGCCATTCTGGAGATTGATCCAACTTGTTGAGTTGGAAGTTTCCACCATCAATTTGTACTGGACCAGTAAAGTTACTTTCAGTAGATCCAGAAACTGTAATGTGACCAGCAAATGTAGCATTACCAGTGCTGTTCTGAACAACAAACTTAGTATCGGAAGAATCACTACCACTTACAACTAGGTTACCACCTCTAAAGAGTGAGTTTCCAGTCTCAGCATCGACGAAGAATCTATCACAGTTTGGACCACCTGCCTTGAGATCACCAATAAAGCAGAGTTCACCAGTAGCAGAATCAACTTGGAATGTAGTTGTTGGATTGGTTGCTCCATCGGTAATACGAAGTTTTTGTGATCCAGTAGCAGTAGATCCAGAAAGAGTAAAGTTAGAGAATACTGTGACATTACCGAGAACTGTAGTTTCTCCATTTGTAGAATCAACAACAAATTGCTCAACGGGGTTTGTATTATTACCATCAGTGATAACAAATCTCTGTGGAGATGTTGTGTTGATATCAGTAATAAGAGCAAGTTCTCTGTCAGTAAATCTGAGGATGTCTCCAGGACCAACAGCACCAGAGAAATCACCAGTGTTAACATTATTTGTCGTACCACTAGTTGTAGCAGGAAGACCATTTGGATCTTCAATGTAGCTAACATCAAGAGCAAGATCATAACGTGTTAGTAGTGAGTTATCTGGGTGATCAGTTCTAATATACTTAAAAGTAGAAACATCGGCGCCATTAGGAAGATCAGCAGGTGTTCCAGTGATTAACTCCTCGTCTCCAGGAGTACGCTGGTTCATACCTCTCTTAACAAGAACTCTTAGTGGTAGATCAGAAATATTGTTGAGGTTTGTTAACTCAACAACTTGAAGAAGTTCACTGTACTGCTGACCAACAGGAGCATTGCCCTGAGTTGAAGCACCACCAACAAAATTAGCGGTTGTTACAGTGGTTCCAACAGCAAAGCTCTTGCTGAGTGTTAAGTTTGAACCGTTAACAGCAGTTATCTGAGCATGTCTAGTTCCATCAGCAAAGAATACATCTTCAGTAACCAGTTCTACCCACGTTGTAGAAGCTTCAAATCCAGATACAGTAGAAGCACCAGTGATCGTATTATCTCCAGCAGTAATAGTACCACCAAAAGCAGTTGGATCAAAGATAGCAAGCTTGGCACGATCAATTAAGAGATAAGATCCTACTTCAAATTGAATTGTAGTTGAAGTTGTAGAGATTGGTAGGTAATATAGATTCTCCCCAGTAACAGTATCAAGAATAGTAGTTTGATCTTGATTACCACCCCAGAATCCACCGCCAGGAGTATCAATGTATCTATCGATAATTTGTCTCTCGAAAATGTCGATGTTGGCGTTGTCGATATCACCCTGACCATGAGCAATAGCATCAGTTCCGAAAGATCCTCTAAGGATTTCAAACTCACCAGAGTTTAGACCACCAGATAGGGTTGTGTCACCTTCGAGAAGGGTAGACGATTTAACAATCAATGAGTTGTTAATCTGAGTGTTACCACCTTTTGCTCCAAGATACATTCTGGAGGTGGCGCCACCGATGTATAGTTTTGATGTAGTTGTATTGAACAGGTTGACAGACTCAGCAGGAGATCTTAGAGTTGTAAATCCAGTTGAGTTTGGCAGAGCAGCGCCGATTGTTAAATCGCCGTCAACTTCAGTAAAGCGTGTTCTAATTTTAGTGATAGAACCATCTGTTAGAGAGTTTGATTGCTTGAGATAAGCGCCACCAATTTCAACTACAGAAACGTTACCAGTAGCAAAGTTACCTACAGTACCAATCTTAGTTCTGTTTTCTGTACCAGAACTATGAAGCAGTAGATTTGTTACGGGAACAAAAGAACCAATATTGAGGTTCTGTACTCCAGCATTTGTACCAATGTTAATTGTTTGGTTGTCAGAAGATTGAACCGAATTGGCAATATTTAAAGTAGTAGCAGCAGAAGCAAAGTAAACAGTAGTTGATCCACCATCAATCAAACTAAATGTCGATGCAGTAGTAGATAGAGAACCACCATTGACTGCCAGATTATCCTCAAAGAGAGTAAATTCAGTTACTCTCATGTCACCCACAACCGTCAAGGTGTGGTTCATTGTACCATGATCTACGTTAATACCAACTCTACCACCGCTGAATAGTCTTGGCAGACCAGCAGTTTGACCAGAATGATTACCCTGAATACCATTGGTTGTAGAAACTCTTAGAGCAGCAAGGTTATTAGGAGCTACAGAATCACCACCAACCAAGAAGGCATTATCCATATCTTGGAATGTTCTGTCTGCTAACAGAGCATTATTGGTATAGTTTGTGTCTGTCAGTTCTTTGCCACTAATAAAGCTGTTACCAACAACGTCTAGAGATGCTCTTGGATAAGAAGCTGTGGAAACATAAGCATTATCTTGATCGCTATGTGCTGTTCTGGCAACTGTGTTAATACCAACAGCATACTTACCAGCAATATCCGTATAAGTTCTAATTGCTTCAGCACCCAGAACGCCAACTTCTTTCCAAGCATTGGTAGATACAGAGATCTCAGCAGCAACTGGAATAGCAGTGGGATCGTCTACAGGACTTGTTTGAATGATAACAGGAGCATTTACTTGGAAATAGTTGGCAGTCACAGCAGAAACTGTTCTGATGCCATTTACATTTTCAAATCTACCAGTAAGTCCTTCAATCTTTACAATAGTTCCTTGCTGAATACCCAGAGAAGAAACAGATGTACCAGTTACCGTATCAAACTGAACTACAGATCCACCAATAGCAGTCGAAGACTCGATGCTAACAGTAACAGGATTGTAGTAATTAGAATAAATCCAACCAAGTGATCCAGAACGATCTACCTGCTTACCTTTAAGTAGAATATCACCAGTTAAAGGTGTTTTCGTATCAGGGTTAGATCCAAATTCAACTTCAAATCCAAGAGCAGGAACTGACTGATTTGGCGTTTTGTTAGATGGTTCGTTGCCGTTTGTATGATCTACATGAGTTCTAATACTGTAATCTTGTCCAGAAAGCAGTGTATTGCCTCTTGGATTCATTCTGTAGATAGCAGAGAAGATCTGGTTCTGGTGTAATACAATATTACCCTCAGAAGCAATAACACTTCTAGAGAATGAAGATGTATCTAGAGTTAGATCTCCACCATCATTTGTGTCAACATTAGAGAATACCGTTAGTGACTTACCATCAACATCAGTGTCAACATTAATCTGTACTGGGTTATTGAAGTTTGCTTGTCCATCAACGGTGATTTCTTGTTCAAATACAACAGGAAGTTCGAAAGTAGTTACTAGACCACCAATATCTCCACCGTCGTCATCTGATGAGGTTAGTTCTGCTCTCTCAAGGAAGGTTTCTTCGCCTGTAATAGCGTTGATCTTACGGTTGCCGATGTAGAGGTCGCCGTTGGAGTTTAGACCAGTGTAGAAGACGATACCACCGTCTTCACGCTTAGCTTGAGCATAGAAATCTTGAACATCTTCAAGAACAACTTCTTGGCGAAGTGGGAAACCAGTTGAGTAGTTACCAGGACCAAAACCAAGATATTCAAATGTGTGGTTACCAGATCTAGCAATAGATGGTCTACGTAGTTCAACGTATAGTCTCTTCTCTGTAGGATATGGAGAATCACCACAGATAGGAATTAGACGATCTTCAGAACCAGATGTAGCGTTACCATCTTGTGCTTCGATAGCATTTGTGGTGTACTCATATCTGTTTAGAGCAGGGTTGTTAATTAGATCAAAGACAACTTCTTTTGTTTCACTGTTCTTATAGTCGTTGGTTTTAACCAAACCATGAATAAAGTTATCAGCGGCACAAATTGTAGCAGGGGGATCGAGAACAGTAATATCTCTTGTTCCATCTGACTGAACTTGGAACCACAAAGGATCGTTCTTATAATCAAGAGGATATAGTTGACCAATTGGTTGTGAGAACTTGAAGTTTCTAAAGTTTGTGCCAACTCCAGGACCAGTAGGATATGGAGAAATATTTCCTTTGATACAAGTTAGATAGTAGATACCTTCTTGTTGGTTTGGAATACGACGTTTGATCTCTTCGATGTCAAAGATGTAGAAGGAATCTTCAATCTGTCCAGCATCTTCAACTGTAGCAATCTCATACTGTACACCATCATCGTCAAGTACCTTATCACCAGGAGTCATGGTAAGAACGTTGGCGTTTTTGTCGCTATACAGATAATCCTTTCTGTCAGACTTGCTTAGTTTATTACCAGGATTGCCAGCACTATCTGGTTTTGCTTGTAGCGTGGCATAAATTAGAACTTGATTGCCATTACCATCTAGTACAGGATCGTTATCAGCATCAAGAACAGTTTGTGAGAATACTGTAGCAACATTTTCGTTGTAAACTACAGTGTCTCCGTCAAGACCCTTAAGAATTAAGTAATGCTCATCAGTTCCATCTGGATTAAAGTATCCTTGTAAATATCCAAATCCAGCAGAGAATCCATTCCAGTTAATTTTGTTGATTGAATTGCTCTGTGATGTATTAAATCTAAATGATCCACCCTGAGGAGCATTAATTCTAATACTTACAAACTGCTCATTTCTTACAGCATCGTCAGTAATTCCAAGATCAAATACAGTGAGTTCTAGGTAATCAGTTCCATTTTGATTTACCTGTCTAGCAGATTGAATGCTGAAAGAAACCTTGGATTCTGTCTTCTCAGATCCAATTACTTTAACTTGATCGATGTTGTATGGATCATATAAGAAATCAGGATCAAGTTGATCAGCAGTTAAACCTAGCTGCTGGGCGATTGTGCCACCCTGAGCAAGTTGAGTAGTTACGTTAAATAGAGCAACTGAAGGAGAACCAACACCAACTGGTTTTAATAAAATCTTCTGTGGTAAAAGTCTTCTAGTTTCGTCAGTTCTTGCCTTGAGGACAAATCCATTGAGAGGATCACGTACACCATCAGCATACTTAGGGATAACATAACGTAAGCGATAGATTCTATCAAGAGCAGATCTGTCATCTTTCAGTCTCTTGTAGATCGTATTCTTCGATCTAGCATCCTTAAGATCTTGACCGATCTGATTCATTCTTGCCTGAATATTTACAGCAGGATCGTAATCATCGGTAGTTTGAATGTACCACTGACCTGTAGTTGTTTCTTGATCATCTACTGGTAAAGCACTATCATCTCTAGTGGCATCAAATCTTACAGGAGATACACGCTTGTCAGCAAATACATAGAAGTTCTGACCAAATCCAGGAGCAAAGATAATTCTTGGGGTTCCAGCGACTGCCTCAGCAGCAGTTTCAAAAACAGCAAATGTCTTCTGAGTAATAAATCTAGCGTAGTAATACTGATTAGGATTAATCTCTGTTGTTACACCTTGATTTGTTACTTGTGGCAGAGTCGAGTTTGTACCAAATGTTCTAAAGAACACCCTTTGTACATGACCAGTAGTACCAGGAACATCGAAGATGTGTGGCACGTCGGTTTCAACAACGTCAGTTAATCCAGTTGGGAAGTTACAAACATACTGGTGGAGGTCGTATGACTCATCAAGAACGAACTGGTAGAGATCAATCTGTACATTGTAATCCACAGAGTCAGTCTCTGGAGAATACATGTAAATACCAGCAGCGGCATTTTCTTTGGTAGATGCCAGCATAATCTTGGTAGTTGTATCCTTAGTGAATACGTTTGGATATGTAGCACCATCAGAATAATCTTCTGGTTGTGTAGTTCTACCAGGAGCGATTACATAGTAGATGGTGTTAGTATCAAATCCTTTTGGAAGTCTAATAACACGCTTATCTACAGTAGCAGCATCAACACCATCTCTTACGTTAGGAACAAGTCTTACTGGTGTTCCAGTTTCAAAGTAGTGTGGATCAGACTGAGACAGTCCAGTGTTGACTGTGAATAATGTAGCACGGGTGGCAAGGTTTGCTGTATCGAGATTTGGTTCAACTCTAGTGACAACATTGAA